CCCATTCCTTCATCTCCTTTTTGATATAGTCCCAAATAAGTTTTGCTCTTGCATCATTATTGAGTTCTGATATCTCTCCATCAAACTTTCGTTGTGCTTCAGGAACTAAATTAAAGAATGTGTCAATGAGTTTCGTTCTCTTCTCTTCAAGTGTAAGTATATCTTTTTCTAGTTGTTCCTTTTCCTTTTCTAACTTATCAATCTCTTCTGCATTTAAAACATATATTTCTTTTGTTAATCTTTCGTTAACTTTTGCAAGTCGTTTTCTTTTAGATATAATTTGAGTTACAAAATTCTTTCCACCGATTTGGTCTTGTATCTCTGTTCTATAATCAGGAGCGATGACTATCTTAATGATGTCTATCTGAAGACCTAGAATGTTGATGGTCAAACTAAGTGGTACAAGTTTTTGTATCAACTCTGAAATTTTAATTGGAATGAATAATGCAAATTCTGAAAATACCTCCGTTAGCGCCTCTTCGAGTTCCTTTTGTAGATTGCGTTTCTCTGTCCCCTCTCTCTTTCTCCAAAACGGACTTAGAATACTTTCCATATTCTCAAAGAACTTACTGATGTCTTCTTTGATTTCGTTAAACTCTTCAGTGAGTTCTCCTAAGAGAACACTATCGATGTAATCCTCTGCAGTTTTTATCTCTTGTAATATTGCAGTTCTTTCTTCTGCAGTTAAATCGGGGTTCTGTAATTTTTTGTTGAGTGCAACTATCTCTTCTTCCTTCTCCTTTTTCATTAGAGCAATCTTTGCATCTAGTTTATCGGGAAGTTGTGCAATCTCTTGTAATGGTTTTAGTATATCTTCTACTTTGGGTAGACTAAAGATGTCTTCTGTTGGACACGGAAGTGAAAGAGGTAAATCAATCTTTAACTCTTTTGAAGTTTCTGCTACTTCTTTTGTGGTCACTATGAACCTTCTTGTATTACTTGTGCTTTTAGTTTAAGTGTTTTTGCAGATTGGAGTGTCATATCCCCACCTGATTTGATATCCATTGTTCCTGTAACATCAATCTCACCTTTACCATAACCTTTTAATTTAACATCACCATATGTCTTGATATTAGAGTTACCCATTACCACGACATTTACTTTACCACCAACATAGACTTGATTGTCCTTACACACTACAGTGTAATTATCATTAACTATTCTAGTTACCTGAGAACCATCAGGATGTATTTCGTGAAATGTTCCTGACCTATGTTCGACTGCAATTCTTTCTGCATTTAGTGTGTCATCAATCTCCAACATATGACCCGACTCTGATGCCATAACTTTGTTGTATGGATAAACTGGGGTTGCTTTTGAATTAGGGAACACTGCAAGGTTTGGGTCTGCATTTTTTATTGAATCTACTACTGCAGTTATATTGTTGCTGTCAACTATACCACTAATACTTCTATGTTCGTATGTCCCATCCCCTCTTGCAAACTTAGATAGGTCTGACTCTCCAAAATACAAAGGATAATATGGTAAGTCGGTCTCTGTCAAAGTTGGATTTGTGATAGTAGAACCACCACCATTGTAAGAGATACTTAATGACTCGGGTATGATTGGTGCAGTATCTAATGCTTTACTAAGACCCCAAGACCTTTTAGAATCTGCTGTTGGTGTAACATCATCATCTGTTCCTTCATAGTCTGTAGGAGTTAGTCTACGTGGGTCGTTAAATCCTCTATCAACTCTTCTAGATAAAATAGTACCACCAACTTCTTGTTTAAATCCATCGGTTGTTACACCTGTACCAACACCTATGATAATTGGGTCTTGTTTAGTACTGTCCCTGAAGAATCCAAATACAGTTGTACCTTCTACAAGTCCGTGTGAATTAAATCCAAGACCTGATAATCCTGCAGAGGTAGTTGGTAATAGTACTTGTGCCCAAGGTAAATCGGGTGTTCCAATCAAAGATTTATCTGCAGTATGAATACCGTGAATCCTTATACGAACCCTACCTATCTTTAGGGGGTCTTGTCTATCCTCAACTATTCCATAAAAATGATGCATTATATAATCTCTCCTGCACCAACATTATCCAAAGGTCTACTAGACTTGACATCTTCTGAAAAACTTTCTTTAACACATTCTATAGTAACCTCTCCCTGTCTTTGTTCGGGAAATCCTTCAAACATTATATCGGTAATGAGATATCTATTATCATTAAGAGTGTTTTTGATATCATTATCTTCCTTCTTAACTTCTGCTTCGGGTATGTTTAATACGATAACAGTTCCTACTGTAATATCAGTTCTGAATGGAACCTTAAGTACCATTACATTTTGTTGTAGTATTTCTAATAATGCATTTCTCTCTAATCGTGCTTCATCTGATACAGAGTTTCCACTAAAGATTTCAGGTAACTCTATGTCGTCTGCATCTCCATATGGATGCATCATTGTAAAGTCTTCTACAACTACACTGTTGTATGCTTTATTGGGTGCAAAGTCAGCATCCAATGAGGTTGATGGGGGTGCAACTAGAGGGTCGTTTTGGATATCAGGTTGTAGGATGACCTCTTCATCATCCAAACGAAGCATTGGGAATCCTGAAAGATGAGTTCCCCTCTTCATAGTTTTCGCAAGGTCGTAATGATGTTCCTCTTCAATCTTCTTTATTGGATTGTACACTCTTAGTGATGCTGAGAAAGCACCTATCTCTGTCCCTCGTAAGATATTAAACAATTGTGGTTTGTTATACTCTTCAATAGTTGAGTTGAGACCACCTTCAGAGTTGATTGGTAAGTCTAGTGATTCTAGACTTGCAGATTTTGGATAGTAATTAAACTTTAATGGAAACTCTCTTTCAAACATCTCATCGATAGACATAAATCTAAATCCACCGTTTAATGTTTGGAAAAAGAAGAATCCCCTTCTCCAAGCAGCTTTAACTCCTCTGTCTGCATTGTTAATGCAATAATCTAAGAAGTGGTTTACTGTCCAATTAGGACAAATGAATTGTACGTTTTCAGGAAGTGTTGATTCCCAAAAATCAACTTCACTGTCTTTCATATTACCAAACTCTTTCATACTTGAAAGTACCATTGAGGAATACGAACCTCTAAAGGTTTTACTCATTCGTCTTTTTGATACATAGAGGAGTCTTGGTTCACAGAGTTTTAACTGAACTGTTTGTGTCTTATCATCAAGTCTTACATTGTTTACTGCTTTATAGACTCTAAAGGTTTTATCAATCGAAAACTTCTTATCAGACTTTTCTTCAGTACCTTCTTTACCACGAACAGAAATTCTAATGTATTCCTGACCAACAATCTTATAGTTCTTTAAAACATTAGTACCATCTCTAAGAGAGATGTCAGCACTTACGAACTTATTGAATATACTTTCGTACAAACGAAAACTTGTAACGATGTTTTCCAGTGCTATAGAATCACCTTCGGGTGTTACTAGTGTCATTGCTTCAATGACAAACTCGCCTGGTCTAAGGTTTACTTGACTCATTATTAATTAGACATCAACCGTTCAAACTCGTCTACTACTTTTCCGATTAGACTTGGTTTGATAATTTTGATGTTTCGTTTCTCCTCGTTATGTTCTATCTCGTGTTCTAAGTTACTAATCTGTGTAGAACCATTGATAAAGTAGTTGTGTTTAAATCCATCAGCATCTTTATAGTACGAAACACCATCTTTCATTTCAATAGCACTTTCTATAACAAAGGACTTACCACTAGACTGACCTGTAATAGTATCACCAGTTATCCAATCACTAGAAGTTACACCAAGTCTATTATATGTAGGTTGCAACATTAATACATTACCCGTACCTTGGTCTGATGTCACCTTTTCCCCTAATAGGAATTTGTTGGTTTGGTTTATAATACTACTGTTACTTGTTACTGTTAAAAACTGGCCTGGGTATTTGTCACTTATAAATGCATCAAATGTTTCTGTATCTTTATACCAATCATTGTAGTTCATAAACTCATTTACAAGAAACAATGTCCAATGTAAATCACTATTACCATATACTTTGGATGCAACAATATCAGGTCGTTCTCCGTCTTCTAGTTCGTAATACTCATAACTTATAATACTGTCTAATGCTTTTACATCAATAGCAGACTTTCTGAAGAAGTCTCTAATGGTAATGAACTTACCACTCTCTAATTTATAACCGACCTTTGGGAAATTTTTAAATAATTCTTGTGACATAATTATCCTCCTGTACCATCATTACGAACTTCATCAAGTATGCTACTATTCTCTTCAACGTCTTGGTCTACATAATCAACATTGAAGTCTGATAAAGAGTTTTTAAACGGACTGATTGATAGGTAATTTTCCTGTGTTAATATTTTGATTTCTAAAAACTCCATTGTTATGGTACTCTTAATTGGTTGACCGTCAATGAATGTTGAAAACTTTTGACCACCTGTATGGTCAACATCACATTTTGCACATACCATAGGAAGGAATCCATCAACCTTTTTTGAAATTGGCCCATCGAACTCTACATCAAAGATGTTTGGCATATTAAAGAAGTTTTCTACTGCACTTCCATCTGCTGCAGCAAATGTATCGGGTAACATTGCAGTTCTAAATGCAAAAATTATTCTGTTAACTGCATCTGCTTCCTTTTTAGATTTTGGATAGAAGTCATATGTAAAGTTAAACGACCTAAACCCAACACCATCTAGTAGTTGTTCTTGCATAGGGTTGATTGCACGACCTCTTGATACGTTGGTAAATCCACCTGTCAATTTATCTAGTGTATTGAGACCAACACTTGCGATTGCAGCTACAGACTCTTGACCGAATGCTTCCATCGCATCACCTTTAACACCATTCCCCACTTTACTGATGATGTCTGCTACCCCTCTTTTAGCACCACTAATACCTTGTGACTTATATGAAACATTAGACTGAGAGATTAATGAATCGGGGATGTACAATTTAATCTCAACTTGTTCTTCACTTGATAAAAGGTTTTTATTTCGTCCACTTCTTATTGTACCCTCTTTACCTTCTCGTGATTTCCTAGGTCTAGTTGTAAACACTAACCAGTTATCTAAGTCTTGGTCGGGATATTGTAGGTCAACAAACTTAGTTGCAGGACTTTTCTTACTAAACCCCTTACTTGAAGATGAGTTTTGTATCTGTCGTTCCAAATCCTGTCGTCTTTGATTAAGACTATCTCTTGCTTCTCGTGCTTCTTCTCCCAAAGAGTCTATAACTGAGTTATAGTTGAGACTTTTGATTTTACTTTGTATTCCTTTGACGGAATTGATTGCAGATTTGGCTTTGTTTACCTTGTTTAAAATTTTATCAATTACTGACATATAAATAATCCTAAAGAGTTTACAGTTATTTATGTCATACAGTGGTAAGTTCAAACCGAAGAACTATAAAAAATACAAAGGAGACCCCACAAAAATCTATTATAGGTCATTATGGGAGCGAAAGTTTATGGTTTATTGCGATAATAACCCATCAATCTTAGAATGGGGTAGTGAAGAAACCATAATACCTTACCGTTCTCCCATCGATAAGAGAGTGCATAGGTACTTTCCTGATTTTTATATCAAGTATGTTAACTCAAATGGTAAAATTCTTCGTGAAATTATAGAAGTTAAACCCAAAAGACAAACATTACCACCCAAAGAACAGAAACGAAAAACAAAAAGGTACTTAAATGAGATTGCAACCTATGCTGTTAACCAAGCAAAGTTCAAAGCTGCAGAAGAGTATTGTAAAGATAGGAAATATGGATTTAGGATTCTCACAGAAGAACACCTATTACCAAACAAAAAGAAATGAAAACATTATACGTATTTGATTTAGATGGAGTCTTAATTGATTCCGAAGATAATATGAGGGAATCGTTCAACTCCCTTAACACTGGTAGAGATTTTAACGACTACTTCAAACTTATCGGTAAACCCTTTAAAGATATCTTGACTGAGATGGGTATACTTACTGACCAAGATGAATTAATGATAAAATACAATTACCACTCTCAAGAAAACAGTGACTTGATTAAGTTCTATGATGGTGTTGAACAACACTTGAAGCATCTTAAGTCCCAAGGTAAAAAGATTGCAGTTGTCACATCCAAACACAAAGATAGAACACACGACATCTTATCTAAGTTAGATGTTGAGTTTGATTTCATCTGTTGTCCTACTGAAGGACTAAGAG